ATCAACGTTCTTTACATCTTCATATGTAATTGTTCCTGCAACATTGACGTTTGTTGCTTCAATGTCACCAGCAACAAATAATGCAACACCAGACTTAGCAGTTGTGGTTCCAATACCAACATTTTTAGTGGTACTAATTCCAATAGAATTTGATGCCCATGTTCCACCAGCACCAACACTACTACCAACTAAAGCAGTGCTAGCAATTCCAACCCATTTTTGGGTTGATGCTTCATATATTAAAAGAGATCCAGTTGTAATTCCAGAAATATCAACATCATCAAGATCTTTAACAAATCCAGCACCACCACCACCGATTGATGCAAGTTGATATTGAACTCTCTCTACAAATACTTTATAGTGTTTTCGAAGTTGATCGAGAGTAACAAAATTTTGATCTATGGGAGTAAGAGGATCTGAATTTTTTGTATCTGGAGGATCTTCGCCTAATGGAACATTAGTCTCTGATAATAATTTTTGTTCTTCTTGTAATATTTTATTAGTTTCTTTTATATCCTCAACGAGTTTATACAGACCCTTAATATCCGATCTTACATGTTTAAGATCTTCATCATAATACTTAACTTCTGGAAGACCTGAAATCTCTCCCTTCAGTTCTGTAAAATACTTGAGAAGTAATTCATCAGTTTTTACACTAGTATAATTAATCTCCTTAAGTTCTTTATTAATATTCTGTTTAAGAGTATTATATTCACCAAGAACTTGCTTCTTTAACTTTTTATCATCATCTTTAAATTCTTTATGATACTCCCATATTTTTAAAGAAGACGATCTTAATTCTTTCCAAATTTTATCTTTCTCTTCATCAATTCTAACATTGACTCTTTCGTCAAGACTAGTAACTTCTGTATCAACTTTTACTGAGTTTTCAAAATACTTTTTATCAATATCTTCAGATAACTGATTTAAATCAAAATCAACTTTTGTTTGCAGTCCATCAATAGTATCACTGACCTTTATAAAATCATCATCAATAACACTAAAGGTTTTTCCAATCCAAGAAAAATCTGGAACTTCATTTACTTCATTAACCCATTTGGGGAACTTGGGAATCTGGGACTTTACAGCGTCAATAGCCTCACAGATTGCTTCAATTTCTTTGTCATAATACTTGACTTCTGGAAGATTTGTTACTTCTGTTTGAAGAGTATCAATTCTATCTTCAATTAAAGTAACCTGTTCATCATAATATTTGACTTCAGGTAAGTCTTGAATATTTTCTTTTACAAGATCTATCTCACCACAAATTGCTTCAATATCAGAATCATACGATTTGACTTCTGGTATTTCTGATCTTACTTGATCTACAATTTCACAAAGTTTTTCCAACTCTGCATCATAATATTTTACTTCTGGAATATCTGGTATATCTTTTCTTACGTCATTGATAAGACGTACAATTTCTGTTAGATCTGTTGCCTGCTCTACTTCCTCAACAGTTTCTACAACTTCTTCTTTTTCAATATATTCTTCAACAGAAGGGAGTTCCTCTGCATTCTCTTCTGTTATAAAATCTTCGACTGATGGCAGATCATTAATGATCTCATCATCAATAGAAGGTAATTCTTCTTTAGACATTCTATTAGTAACTTTTGTACTTCGGGATTTCTCTCCCAGATTTATTTATCTTCTTCCTTAAGTCCATCTTTTAACATCTTTGCTAGATCTGCAGTTGATCCAACAAATAATGCATTGTTCACAGTTGATGGTCCTTTTGTTTGTTTCTCTTCCTCAACGTCTTTTAGTTTTTTCTGAAGATCCATTAATTTGTCAGTAGCATCAGCCACGTTTTTAATTAACTGCCCAGCAACTTCATATGCCCTAGGCATTTCACTCTCTTGTGCAAGTTCAAGAATACCATTAATTGCTTCTTGTCCTTTTTCAATTATAGAATATAAATTACCTCTTGTATAATCATAATCTTTTTTTACATCATCAACAGCATTTTTAATTTTTTCAACTTTTTTTTCTATAACTTCTGGATGAAGAAGATCGTCATTGGTGTTAAAAGTTTCGTTTAGTCCGTCAAATTTTTTTGTCATAGGTGTCATTAGAATCCACCACTAAATCCAAAGTCATCTCCAACCTCGATCAAAGCATTATCTGCAGCATCAATTGTGTGAACTTCTGCTCCACCCAAATGGGTTGTAATAGTGCTTCCATCTTGACCGCGATTGACGGTAATTTTGTTTCCAGTTATAGATTTGATGAACATCTCCTCTCCATCAATATCAATATAAGTTCCCTTAGTCAAAGTAGAACCATCCGCAACCTCAAATGTTTTCACAGATATGGTTATGTCTGCAGTAAGAGTAGTTGCCGCATCTCCAGTGTAATTTTTGACTGCTCTTGGAGTTGAGGAGTAAGAAACTTCTCTTGTTGTATTTGAAGTATCTGTTCCAGTAAGATAACTGATAGTAGCCTTTTTGACAATATCTTTGGTTGCAGTAGATGCTGGACCAAATAGATATGTTTTAGCAGTAAATCTAAATGTATAGAGAAGGACTCTTCTAGATGTAAAATCCCCCTCATAATCGTCTTGCATGGTAATATTTTCCAAGACGACAGGAACATCTCTTTTCTCTTTAATTGCCTCAACCAACTCTACGGATAAATTATATGCTGGTTGAAAATATGGTAAAATTTGCTCTACAATTTGAAGGGCATCATCATTTAACTTTGACATAACAGACAGTTCAAACTGCATGTTATATGGAACTGGCATATATGATTTCTTAGTCTCAGTCCCATCATTTGGATCTTTTACAATAAATGTCTGAGTTGTAGATACTTTTCTTGATGGATCATAAGTTAATCCAGTAAACTCAAAAGACATCCTTGGCAAAGTAATTGCAAAGGGTTTATTGAGGTCTGGAGACTGCTCTAGTCTTGCTAAAAACTTCTGGGTAGGTCCATATGCCAAAGGGACTTTTACAACGCTTACAACGTTATCTGAAGAGTCTTCATGCTTAATGCTAATGTTATTGAAAAGCGTACCAAAAGATATAATGGTCCTTCTCAATATTTCGTTGTAAAAATATTCAAACATTGTTAATCCTACAATATCTCAAGTATAAGATATTTTTATTTAGGGCATTCCAAATGGGTTCTGCTCACTAAAGTCAATTATCTTGTCTGCTTCTATTTCAATATTAATATTATCAGCAAATCCATCGTCTGCTGGTTGAACATCGATGACACGTAATTCATATGATGCTCCAGAAGTTCCACCTACTAAAGTTTCTCCTCTAGTAAACTCTCCTGCAACTGTTGCAACTATAAGTATATTAGTTGATGCATCCCAAGTTCTAACTCTTGCTGTAGTGTTACTAGAAGAACCGGTGACAATTTCATTAAAAACAAATGTACCAGAACCAATACTATCAGAACCAGCAACAACAATGGTCGGTGCTACAGAATATCCAACACCAGCATTTGTAATGTAAATGTTAGATATAGTTCCAGCAGCACTAACTATAGCAGTTGCAGCAGCAGAAACTGTAGCGACTCCTGTTTTAAATATTTGATTTGTAAAACTAATTGTTGGATTGTCAACATATCCAGAACCACCTGATGTTATTGTTACAACACCTACAACACCATCTCCAATTGTAGTTGTAGCAGCTGCCCCAACTCCTTTTCCCCCACCAGAAAATCTTACTCCAGGTGCTATAGTATATCCAAATCCAGAATTGGTAACATTAACTGCTTGGACTGATTGCAATTTTGGATTTGCATTGAGGTTACATACATTAATACCACCAATCATGGTAGCAATACCAATCGCTGTTCTACCGCCCGCTGGAGCGGACGTGACGCCTACTGTAGGGACGCTATTATACCCACCACCCCTATTCGTAATTGTGAAGAACCTGACCCCACCATTAACGATAGCAGCAGTTGCTGTAGCAGTTACTGCAGCACCAACTAAAGTAAGTGTTTGTGTAGGACCTTGGATAGTATTAATACCATCATCTGTTTGTCCATCGTAATCTTCACCAATTAAATTATTATCAATATCATGAATTCCAGTTGCAATAACTTCATCTTCCAATCTGAAGAGTTCACAATATAGTTCATATGTGTAAAGATCTTGTAATTGATAATATGGTTTTGCATATTCAATATCTTTAATTTCATATATCCTATCATCAAGTGGAAACCAAATAAGATCTCCAGACTTTGGCCTTGTTGATAACTTTACATTTGTTTGATCTTGAATTAATGGAGTTATATAATTTTCAAATCGTTCCCTTGAAATTATAAGTCTTACTTCATCTTTAGATTCAATACCAAATTTCGATAGTAAATTTCCTGCTCCAGAATATTGATCATAATTGTCAATATATGCCTCAAGAGGAAGTGCCATATCAAATTTTGATTGAACTACTTCTCTAATAACAGTATTTTCTGTTAAGTATTTTCTAGGTAGATAAAAAATATCTACTCCATAAGTTCTTAGCTGCTCATTTATTAAATCCTGAACAAGATTTTGCTCAGATGATGTCCCTTGAGTAAAAAATGGATTTAATACCATAGTATCAACCTATCATATCGAGAGGTGGAAGTTCGTATGTATTGGACATTTGCTCCCTAATTATTTCCAAATCTTTTTCAGCATCATCATATATTTGTCTTCCATTTAATTCAATTCCACCAGGAAGTTTAACTCCTTGGAATTTGATTAAATTTTGACCCCACTGTCTTTTCATCAATGCGGTAAGATATTTTTTTAAGAATGAATCATTATAAACTCTTGTAAAATCATTTGGATCTAAAAGTCTCCAACAATCTAGAATAATATACTCGTCTACTTGCATAGTTCCCCAATCAACATCCAAATACAATCTATCCTGTCTTTGATTAAATCTTACTTGTTTTTCAGTATTTAATAAAAAATCAATATCGGAAAGATATGTTTTTGTCATTGCATATGATAACATTTCCAAGGAATTGAAGAAGTATAAATCATTTAAAAATAATTGATACTTTAAACTAAACATTCCTCCAGATATGGTGCTATTATCAAATCTAAAAATTTTATTGATACCGATTATTGAAGGTGGAACTTGAATATAATTACTATTCTCTTCATATGAAAATGTTACAGATCCTCCATCAATATCAGTGCTTGCAGTTGTGGTAACAACCCCTTTTGGATCGTCTGCAGCATTACCTTTTCCCCTATTAATATCATCTTGGGTTATTTTATATTTTAAATATGTTTGAACTACTCCATCAAAATGTCTCTCATGAAAATATTGTAGAGCATCATCCACAAGATCATCTACTTGCTCATCGGCAATATTAATTTCAAGGACTGGAGCACCCAG